AACCAGTACCAGTTCTTAACACGCCGTTATAAACCTGAGTGCCAGTAGTAGGCACTTTCATCGGGCCACGGCGTATGGCTATGTAGATGTAGGTAAATGGGCCTCCACCTTGTGCCGCAGTAAATCCTGTAGAAGTTACGCTAAAACCAGAGGAAGAAATTTCCGCGCCTGAAGTATTTGGCCTTAAACTTTGGCAAGTATTGCTTGCAGTCCATCCACGCATTGTATCTACCAACACCCAGTTGTCCGCAGTATCAGTAACTTTTGTAAGTAACCATTGTGGCTCATACCCAAGGTTAACTGTTGCATTTCCAGAGCCATCAGTCGTAAAAGACCCACAGCTAATCACATTGTCCGTACCCGTCAGGCCAAAGCCCCCTGCATTGTGGGCGAATAGGTAGGCAACATAGGTTTGTCCGGAAGAATTTACACTGCCATCATTTCCCAAAGTAAAAACACTACTTGTTGGCTCTGTGTTATTCCAAATTCCACCGGATGTACCAGCAGCCCCTGTGTCATCTAAAAGGATGTACTTAGTAGCACCCAAACTTCTGTGGTACACAAACCAGCTACCGGAGCCGCTAGTTATTTTGACAATAATAGTGCCGGGAACAGACCCAAGATTGTGCGCAACAGTTCTGCCAGCGGTTGAATTTCCCGTATACGTTACAACATCAAAAAACTTAGGCTGCTCTCGGAATGTCCATGAGACTAATGATTCGCCGGAGCCATTTATACCAGCGTAACCAACACCCAAACCAAATCCATTATTATTAAATGCGCTGATAAGGCTTGGGGAATTTGTATCTTGTGCGTTGGCTAAATTGCTTCTAAGAAAAAAAGCAACACCTCTTGCTGAATCCGTAAGTATGTGGTTTTCTGCACCGCTTCTGCTTTTTAACCAAACCAACCCACCCTTACCCGCCAAGTCAATGCCATTGGTGATGGTCTGTGTAGCGCCATTCCCCGTGTACAACCAAGTTTGGAACATATCCTCGATATAAAAAACAGGTTGACTAGGCCATAATCCAGCCGCTTGCAACTGCATCTGTTGTTCTAATGTCCATGCTCCAGACGCAACTCCACTTTCCCCGCCCGTAGTAGTGGGAGGCGTTGCACTAATTATTGCGCCTTTGTAGCGATTGGACATGAACTACTCCGATTAAGACGCAATAGATTCGTAGGAGATGCTGAAGGTCAGCGAATTAGCCGTACCAGACGTAATCGTGATTGAAGTGCCTTCCATCAAGTAGATGGCTGTGGTCTTGTCAACTGCAATCAGCGAAGCGTTGCCGGGGACAGACACTGTGGAGATAACGGGGTAGGCCGTACCGCTTGAAGGGGCAGAGCCTTGAGCCTGAGCGCCGTTGGTGTAGATTGACACCGTAGCGTTAGCCGCAGTAGCCGTAGTATTAGCCACCACGATTTGATTGATCTTAAAGACCAACCCAGATGCGGCGGCATTGGGAACAAGCACTACAGCGGTTGTACCTGTAGGGGCGAAGTATGTCGTCGTACCAAGAATGGACGTGACGTTGACAATATTTGGATTTGCCATGATGGTTCCTTATAGACCGAAAATCATTGAGAATGCGATAGCCTGACCTTTGGAGGCGCCTGTTGCGGGAGCGGCCTGAAACGTTGGTAACGCTCCTGCGCCATTACTTGTTAATATATGACCTAATGTGCCGGGGCCAGCCGATGCTTGGAAGTTGCCTGTACTTGTTGTTCCTGAGAACACCACGCTGTACGCGGTGGTTGTGGAAAGACCCGTACCGCCCTGATCTACGCCAAGAGTTCCTGTAGACACCAAGTTCTTACTTGCGTCTGTAAATACGGGCTTGCTAGCTGTTAATGAAGAATCAATAAAGTTATTGGCAGTTAGCGTAGTCCCGTCAAACGTCAAGTTGGTAGAGCCCGCCAAGTTACCTGAGCTGTTGAACTGAACCTGTGTGTTTGAGCCACCAGCCGATGCGCCTACACGCACGTAGTCTGTACCGTTGAACGCCACCAGAGCTTTATCGGCTACAGCAACCGTAACACCTGTCCCTGCACCGGCTCTGATTGTGACCGAACCACCTGTAGCGTCGTTAATCAACACGTACGTTTTGCTGTAGCTTGGGGCTGTAATAACTTTGGTTGTAGTCAACGCACCAGATACACGAATAACTGCGTGCTGAGCCGTTACCGTACCCGCACCCGCTAAAGTAGACGTGATGTTTGAGGCTGTTGCATCACCTGTGGTATTAGCCAGAGTTACCGCGCCATCGCCTGTCAATGTCAACGTAGCTGCAATAGCAAGGTTGGTGTACTCTGTAATACCGTTATTAACAGTATCGCCCCACGTACCAGAGAGCGTTCCCTGTGTTGGGGTTACTAAACCTAGCTGTCCTGTTGTAGCTGCCATTTAAGTGCTCCTAAGTCGTTGCAACAGCAGTCCAACCTGCCGTTTGCGTATTACCGATATTTTGCCAGTTTGCGGTCTGTGTGTCATCTATTACTTCCCAGAAAAATCTTCCCAATTGAGTTTCAGTAATAACCGCTGATTCTGCCCTACTTACGTTGTATGACGTTACTGCCAATTCCTGCGCCGCAATTGTGGCTGTTTCGATGAGATTTGCAACAAACGCAACCGCTGCCTCTTGCGTTGCGGCTAAAGCCGCCGTCTCCGCTACATTCAGTCCTGTGTACGCCGTTGCCGCAGATTCTGCTGTACTTGTTGCAACACTCTCATTTACCACGTCATTAAACGCCGTACCCACAATTTCTTCTGTGCTGGTAGCTACCGAATCGCTAACACTGAAAACAAACGTAGCTGCAACCGTCTGATCCTGCGTAATTCCTACGCTCTCGTTCACAGCCAAAACAAACGTTGCCGCAACTGTCTGTGTTTCCGCAATCCCTGTCGTATCCGCTACCGCCTCGTTGTACGATGTCAGCGCAGTCTGATCTTGTGTAAATGCAACCGTTTCATCAACTGATACATTTATTGTCAATACAACTGACTGCGACTCCGTAATGGTGTTATATCCACCCCACGCAGCACTACCCCAACCCCCCTCACCCCATGCCGTTTGTGCGGCAAGATTCTCGTTAACCGATACCTGAAAAACTGCACCGCCCGTCTGAGCCTCTGCAATCGCTACAGATTCGTTAACTGAACCTGAAAATATTTGAGATACCGACTGACTCTCGGACAAGGCAGCAGATTCCGTAACGCTATCAGCAAAGGTCTCACCCCCGCCCCAAGCGTTAGAACCCCAAGCGCCTACGCCCCATCCGACAGCCATGATTAGGTCAATGTGGCAGAGTACGACACAGCAATTGAATCCCCGCTTACAACAGCTTTAGAACTTGAAAAATCACCAGCGGAAAACAATGTGCCTGTTGTGTTGTCAATTGTTGCGCTACCACCAATGTTGATGAAACAGCCCGCCACAGTTCCAGTCGATGTGATTGAAAAAGTAGACGCGGAAGATGTAGACTTGACACCCGCCGAAGCAGCACTGAATACTGGAGTCTTGCGGTTACCTGAGTACGTAGGGGCGTTGGCTAAACCAACTTCCAACCACGATGCGTGTGACGCTTGTGTATCAGCAGCCACGGCTGTACCCGTGCCCTTAAGCCCCATAACCACTGCACCAGCGGCGGAGTTACCAAGAATGGTGTCCAAAGTTAGGTTTTTACCCACTGTGGTCACAAGATTCTCAATAGCGTCTTCCCACTTTACATTACCGTCTTTATCGTAACAGACAGCGTGGTATGAGCCGTTAATTGTCATGGTATCTTCGGGCTTGGTGTTGTAGCCACAAACCGCTTGGGTATGGTCAGTAGCGTAAATTTTCTCAACAGTCATGATGACTCCTTAATTGGAACTACGAATGAGGGCCGCCGTAGCGGTGTTTGCTGGCATTGTGATTGTAAATGTACCGGTGGATGTTTTGTCAGATCCAAAGTCCAAAACAGCAACGGATTTGTTACCTTGACTGGAGTTATAAATCAACGCGCATCGGGCTGTGATAGCCCCTGTCCACGAAATGTTTGGGAAACCAACATAGGCTGTGTAATCAGAAGTGTTGACTGTAATTGGTGTTAACTGCGCACCGCCAAGCGAATACGTACCCGTAGCTGCCACTTCATTGTTTGAGCTGTAAACGGTTGTGTCTTCGTTTAAATTAGCATTAGCCGTGTACAGGGCGATCTTGATGACATCCGTAGTCAAGTCGTGTATGCCTTGATAAAGCTCAGCTTTAAACGATGTGGTTTGGGTTTGAACAATAGACATATTAAGTCACCACTTGTCTAAATTGCCCAGAACGATAAGCATCTTGACGCTCCATACCATCACCAAGACGTTTAGCTAGTGCCAGTGCTTCTATAAACTTCTGGTTGTACAGCCCCATCATATCAACTTCACCCTTCATATAGGTGTAAGCCTCAACTAACGAACCATACAACAACACCGTGTCAAAGTTATCGCCCAGCCAAGATACACCCGTTGATTTGGTTACAGAAGCGACCGGCACTGAAAAACCAGAACCTGTTCCACCAATATTAGCTGCGGCAGCAGTCAGTGTATTTCCAACTGCGTACTGCAAGCCACCATTTGTAATAGTCACGGCTGTTACTGCGCCACCAGCTACAGTAATCGTCGCCAGCGCACCGCTTCCAGAGCCACCCGTCAAAGGCACATCAAAGTATGTACCCGCTGTGTAAACACTACCACCCGTAATAGTCCCCAGCGTAGCCACAGGGCTTTGCACAATAGACTCGGGGTAGAAATAATAATGCAACTCTGCGCCATATGACGCATCTGGCGTTGGGCCAAGAATGAAAGTTAGTTCTGCTGCGTTGTCTGAGCGTGGGCCAAACAAAGCATAGTACTTGGGAGTCCCCGTGTCTGTGGGCTGTGGATACGCTTGCCTGATAAAGTTAACGTCTTTGTTTAACAAATATTCATACTCGCCATTGGCCTTAATAACAGCTAGCGAGTACGTTGCTAAGAAATCTGTAGGACACTGCAAGTATTTATTATTTGTAGTCATTGCCCCCGTCACGTTTTTGCGAATAGACGGGAACTGAACCGAGTTATAAATACGCTGCTCAGCTTGCTCAACGAACACGGGGATATTAGCCACGAAATCTGCTTCCGTGTTCTCCGTGTACGCTTGGATCGCGTTGCTGAGTTCAGTGTAATTCATGCCATTGGGCCTCGTGCCATCAGACCTTTAGTTGCTGCGCCAGTACCACGAACTTTAATACCGTCGGTTTTGATTTTCTCTTCGCCAGCAACTTTGCTGATGTTGCCAATACTCATATTGACCGTGTCGGCTTTGCTGCCATTTGGCATTTTGCCGGGGTTGGGTTCAATACCCACAGCTTTGCCAGTCATGGTGTGGGGCTTGGCGTACACCATAGCGTTACCAACCTCTTTGCCCATTCGTTTGTCGCTGAATTTAGCCATGATTAACCTTTCAGGCCGGTTTTTTGATCATTTACTTTAGCCATACCGCGACCCATGCTCAACATATCAGCATTGGTTTTGCCGCCTTTGTGCATCTTAGCAACGCCACCTTTGGCTAATTTAGTCATAGACTTACCGGGGTGCAGTCTTTTTTCGTGCTTATGCACTGCGCCAGCAATCATCTTTTTGTCCTGCTTTAAATCTTTTTTGTCCATTTTGAACTCCTAAGTTACGCTTACCACAACTGTACCAACAAATGCCGTCGCCACCAAGTAGTTTGGTGTCAGCGCTGCATCAAAACTTACCGAGCCGCCAGCTGGATTCCAGCCCCACTGAATGTCTCGTGAGCCACCAGTCGGATTACCTGCTGTGTTTACACCCGCTGTATAGTAGGTTGAGTCCGTACGTGGATTCCGCAAAGCCTGCGGGTCGTCTACAGGATACATTCCTAACTGCAACTGAGGGTGATCTGGATCCCAACAGGGTGGACAAACCAACAAGTTATATTGTTTTGTCTTGATGATCTCAGTCTTCAGAATCTTCAGTTTAAACCGTTGCCCACACCGATCACACTGGGCAATTGCATTCTTACCAGAAGCAAAACGATTACCCACGACTACCTCCCAATGTAGGACTGACGGGGTACAAGTCTCAAAGCTGCTTTCTCGTGATCTTCATAGGCAGCAAGCTCCCACGCCTCGTCATACTGCGACTTAAGGAATGGAATGCGCTCTGCGCCTGTAGGAATCTTTGCGGCGATGTAATACGACAGGCCAGCCGCCATACAGGGGATAAACCTAAAAGGCACATCCATGATGTTGACACCGCCACCTGCGTCTTGGGTACGTCGCAAGCGCCAATACACAAATTGGTATTGCTGTGCATTGTCTGGGGTAGGCCAAACGGTGATCGCGGGGACTTGCTGCCAATAAACAGCAGTGCCAGATGTGTGGCTTGCAGCAGTCGTGTTTTGCTGGGCGCGGAAACAGTTATTTAGGGTATTCCCTGAGATATAACTGTAGTTGATGATCTCGTTGTCAATCTTTACAAACCCAGCGGCAGGTAAGCCAAGCGCAGAGTTAAGGGTAATTGTTGTGCTGGTAGCTGTAATAGCCCCGTTTAGGGTTAACCCTGTCGGCGAAGTTTGACCGTTGTAACGTTGAATCCAAACCTGAATGGGTCTGGCTTGTTGGATCTTGTTAGGGATCGTAGCGTAGGTAGAAACGCTAATCCTAGTGATACTCAAATCAGCCTGAGTTGAGGCTACGTTCGCACCTGTACGGATCACATGCTCAAGTAAATCAATTGTGTCGTCGGGCAGGGCGTAGGTATTCTGGCCTTGTACAAAATTAATCGTGCCGGTCTCGATAGTCCACAAGTTGATGCCACGGTTCGCCCAATCAGCAAACATGATATTTAAACTGCGTCTGGCTGTACGCAGGTCATATCCGGTGCGAAGCTCACCACCAGCGCGTTCAAACGCTTCCTCGACCAACTCGGTGAGGTCAAGGTTAAATGCTGATGCGCCGGATGTTTGTGCCATTATATTTTTTCCGCAGTTTCGTGCGCTCTTAAAAGCGCTTTTAACCGTTCGATCTCTTTGTCGCGCTCTTCCAGCTTGCGCATAAGGCTGTCATTCATATCAGCCCACATCACAATTTGTTCCATACGCTGCTTATGATCCCTGTGCATGAGTTCAAACATGCGCTCAGACATCTCAATTTGCTTTTGGATGAAAGTAACCATTATCTAAATCCTGCCGTTTTCTTTGCCACTTTGGGTGGCTGTTTTACGAACTGCTTCCCTTTAGCTTTGCCAGCACGTTTTGCACGCGTTGTTGCAGCGTACTCAGAAGGGCTAAGGCTTTTAATTGCAGCTTCAGGAAGGTATCTTTCACCTGTGTCAGAAGATTTTTTACCACTTTTGGTTCTCCATTTTTGATC